CTGCTGCGTATGATGTTCGGCTAGGCCACCCTCAACCTTCCCTTGGACTTTGTGAAGTCCAAAGAATAGGCCAGTGTTCAGATAATTAACTGAGCGCACTGTCCTCTTCTCTTGATATAGTTTACAGAGAAGGCTTTGTGAATTGATATTAAGATATTCACGGTAGGTGTAGGCTTTGCCTACGGACATCTCCAATCCTACATCTATGCCAATTTGAATGTTATTAAAATAACATTGAAGAGGCATAGCGTATACCATGTCGTCACCATTAATAAGGACAGAGTTAATGGAGTCTTCGAAATCGAAGCCTCGATCTTCTCGAACCTGTTTAGTGGCTGCAAGATATACGCCAAGATTGGCAAGGCAGAGAACTGGGAAAGAAAGAATACTTCCCATCAACTGACCGTTTGTTTGTAAACATTGATAGGCTTGTTTACCTGGATAATTCAAACGATGAGGACCTAAAACGGCAATGGCCAGGTCTTGTTCCTCTTGAGGAATATTAGCCATGATCTTCTGGAGTATCCGGTTCGAGAAACTATAGCTCAGACCGTCGGTAGCTGCAGAGTAATCTACAGATGACCAAACGTCGTCTAAAGCACTGTTTCTGGAAATATCCAGAATATCCCCCTCGAGGAGGGGTCGACCTATTAATCTAAAGCATGGAATTTTCTTCATCACACTATGCATAACCTTTTGCAAGGATTTGCAATTATAATAGGGAAGGGCATTGCCTTTACTAATAATTCGGATCTTATTAGGTTCTAGGACAGCTTGAATCATACAGTCGAGATTATTTTCGATCTGTTGATATTTAAATTGTCTGTGGTACCGAGATTCCTCTTCCTCGGATCCAAAGGTTAACGTTTGGCGGTTACACTTCGTATCGTTGGGTATGTTTTCTTTTGGTTTTTGATTTTCAGGATTCTTGGGACAGAGCTTCTTGTGAAGAGCTTTTGTGTGATCTTTGAGTGTTTTCCACTCATGATAACCATATGCTCCATATACGGAGGCTGTATAGTTCTTCTTTTCACCTTTCCTTGTATAGATTCTAGGAAAGTAATCCATTCGGACTAGTTCATCGGGATTGGGCAGATCAGGAAATTTCTGATCTTCTAGATCGGATGTAAGGAGCGAAATATCTATAAGAGCTTCTTCAGGGCACTGTTGAGCGGGCTTTGTGTAGTCAGGTAGGGTTATTCCTACTATGTTCCGGAGCTCCTCAACTTGCCCACCGTTCTTCCTCGACCTTTCAAAACAGGCAGAGGTTTTAGGTTGTTCCATAAGATGGTTAATCTTACTATACGAACCGTCACGACTTTGTACAAATTTCTTTGTAATACCAAGCATGACCATGTCTAGGACACGTTTAAAAACGGGGTCTTCAAATATTTCATCTAATTGATCTTGATGAACTGGATCACTTTCAGCTTTAAAGCTGACTGGATCATCTCGTTGTAGGGTTATGGCATGATCGTCATAAGCCTGATTGACAACGGCTTCAGAAAGGGGTAGTGTACTCCTTTTTGATTGGAACCACGAATACCATAAATGAGTATTCTTAAAATTGAAAGCGTTTAAACGAGCTTTCATCCAACCTCGAAGAGCACCTGATGGTTTAAAAACTATATCAGGCTTCTTTGGGAGTAAGTTACGAAGATAGCGTGCGAGCGGGTAGCATAAAAGAAATTTACATCTCTTTAACCAGACCATCTCATCACTAGAACTATCTAAGTACTTATGTACTTGTATTTGTAATTCAAGCACAACTTTCTCTCCAGCTTTATGATGCTGTAGAACAAGAGAAAGTCCTCGTAAAAGGGCTTCGGTCCTTTGCACGGGGGAAACTGCAGAGTTGGATCCCTTCTCTGCAATCTGTCGTAGTCTTCTACGACCTTTGGTTTGAATTGATTTCCATTCGAGAACCATTGAATGAGGTTTGAGACCACCGTTATTAACATAGTTAGTAACAGTGTCAACAGAGACCTTGTTCAAGTGATTATCGAATCTGAAATTATCAAGACCAAAACGACCTACCTTTTCAGGATGGTCAAGTTTATGATCTTTAGCGTGAGGCATTGGCTTCAATTCGTTTAGATTTTTGTCTGATACTTTTGAG